GAGTGGCGGGGCCGTGGAGGCAGGGAGAGCGGGTCGTCCTCGGGCGCTCTCGCTTGAGCAGGTGGCGGAGATCCAAGCGGCTCACACGACTTGGGACAAAGCCCAAGGGTCTTTCACCAAGGCGATGGCTACGCGCTTTGGCGTGTCGGAGGACACGGTGCAGAGGGTGGCTAACAAATCAACACAGGAGGAGGAGAAATGAAACCAGCTTATCTGAAACCAAAGGAGGCCGCTGAATACCTCAGCATTAGCAAACCGACCCTCTACGCGCTGAAGGGCGCTGGGGTAATCAAATTCTACAAACTCGGCGGCTCGATCTTGGTGAAGGTCAGCGAGCTCGACGCGGCTGTTGAGAAGGGGGTCCAGGAATGAAGGCTCCGCGACTCTACCTGTGTGAGGGCTATGACCCTTTGTTTGGGCCGGTGCGGCACATGATCAAGGCATGCGGGTTTAGCGATGCTCGGACGAAATTTTACCACCTGCATGGCATTCAAGCCCTGCATGTCTCGCTGGAGAGATAATTTTTATGGAACACGAAGTCATAATTAGACAACTGCAGTTCGCGTGGGAGTTTTTCCGCGCTATCGGCCCAGCCGTTGTGCTGGGGGTCGCAACATACTGGGTCACCACTTGGGGGGAGGCACGATGAGCGCTTGGTGGGTGATCGATACTGAGTCGGATACTGTGTCGGTGGGGACGAAAGAGGCTACAGGGCCGTTCACTTCGCGTAAGGATGCGGAGGATTGGATCCGCGAGGATTTTGAGTCGTGGTTTAACGCAAGCGAGGTGCCGCTAAACAACAGAGTTCAAACCTGCGCAGGGCAGATGCTGATTTTGGAGCAGAAGGCGTGCGTGCGACCTGTGGCCAAGGTGCAGGTCAAGACTCAACTGGTGGAGGAGTCCGTAAAATGAGCGTGACCCTGGGGATATCTATCGCGCTGCTGACGCTGGGTTCGTGCTTTGCGAGCTACTGCTTGGGCCGCGAGTCGATGCGCTCAGACATACGGGATTTCCAAGAGCGGCGACGCCGCTGGGAAGAATTTGATGACGAGGATTAAAATTATGAAACTGAACATAGTAACAGGAAAACTACAGCGGGCCCAGCGGGTCTGCGTTTATGGGGTGGAATCCGTGGGCAAAACCACGCTGGCCGCCAAAATGCCGCAGCCGGTCTTTTTGGATGTGGAGAAGGGGACGGCGCACTTGGATGTGCCTCGCCAGGAGATCGGGACTTGGGCGGAGCTGCTGGAGGTGGTGCGTGAGCTGGCCTCGGGGAGCTATGGCTACAAGACGGTGGTGCTGGATTCTATCGATTGGGCGGAGCGCCTGTGTATCGAGGATCTGAAGGCGGAGAAGAAGATCAAGTCGCTGGAGGAGATTCCGTATGGCAAGGGCTTTACGATGGCCTCGGAGCGGATGGCTCGTTTTCTGAACGATCTGGATCGGCTTATCGATGCGGGTATCCATGTGGTGCTGGTCGGCCATGCTCAGGTGAAGCGGGTGGAGCCGCCGGATCAGGTGCAAGCCTACGACCGCTATGAGCTTAAGCTGATCAAGCAGACGGGGCCGCTGGTGAAGGAATGGGTGGACCACCTGTTCTTTCTAAACTTCAAGACACGCATCGTGGAGTCGGAATCCGGCAAGGCCAAGGGCCGAGGCGGCAAGGAGCGGGTGCTCTATACGACGCACACGGCGGCCTACGATGCGAAGACTCGCTCGGAGCTGGCGGATGAGTTGCCGCTGGACTACTCGAGCATTTCATCACTCTTCGGGGCGGTGAAGGCTCCGGTGGCGGCTGCGGCTCAAGCCTATGCGGCGGCGCAACCTTTGGAGACCTACCTCGAACCCCATGAGCAGGCTGTGAATGCCTGGCTGCTGGCGAAGGGCAAGATCACCGAGGGGCAGACTTGGCGCGATATGCCGCCGGCGCTGCGGGACCAAGTATCGGCGAGGCCGGAGGATTTCCTCCAAGCTGTTGCGAAAGCTGCTGCGTGAGCGTCGAGCGCACATGTCGACAGGTGCTGGGCGAGGATAATGGGTATTTCCTATTAAAAACCAAGCCCGACGGAGGAGTCGAACGCCGCCTGCGTTACGAAACCTACTCGCACAGCGACATTCGCGCTCTACCGCCCTACCTCTCGGTCTCGAGCTGCGATGAATTCAACGCTGCGTGCGACAGGTTTCTGGCCTCCCGAGGAAAAAAGACAGGAAGAGATTACGCAAAACACATCAACAAAAAGCATTATGACATCTAATATCAGACACAGCATGCTGCCGAAGCTGGCGGCTTGCCCGAAATATACACCGAAGCCGGGGGATGCGGGTCCAGCGGCCCTGCGGGGAACGGTGATGGACGAGGCTTTTCGTTTGGGGTTGCAGGGCGACCGCTCGAAAATCGACGCGCTGCCGGCGGAGGACCGCCCAGCGGTGGAGTGGGCGGTCGCCCTTATGGAGGACTACAAGCGGACGGGCACCATCGAGGCTCGGGAGGAATACTTGGCCATGCACACTCCAGGCATCGCCCATGTCGGCACGGCCGATGCGCTCTGCGAGAAGCTCGGCTGGGTGGCAGACCTCAAGACGGGGTCCGTGCGTGGATATATGGAACAGCTCGCAGCCTACTGCTACGCCATGATGCACAAGAACTTTGAGCAGGACTACGCTGCGCATGTGCTCTACTGCGATCATCAGGTGGTGAAGAGCTACCGATTCACGCTGGAGCAGGCGAAGCAGATCGTGGAGCGGATCATTGCCGAGGTGAATGACCCCGCAGCGGAGCCTCGGGCGTCGGAATACTGCGGCTGGTGTGCGAATCACGATTCGTGCCCTGCCGTTGTGAAGCCGGTGGAGCAGGGCTTGGCGGTGATCGCCGAGGGAGTCCAGACCCTGCCAGCGATGTTGGAGCGGGTGCTGGAGTCGCCGGAAACTTTGGGGCTTTTTGTAAGCCAATGGAAGGCAGTAGAAAAAGCCATCGCGGAACCTGCTCTCGATGCACTCAAATCGATGCTCGAGGACGGCCGTGAGGTGGATGGCTGGAAGCTCACCGAGGTGAAGGGCCGCGAATACTTTGACGCCGAGGGGATTCTCTGGGTGGCGAGGGAAACCAACGCGCCTGTGGAGTCAATCATCTTGGCCATGGGCGGAAAGATGTCCGGCAAAGCCTACCGCGAATGGGCGGCTCAACTGGGCCGCGAACCACTGAACGCGCATGTGCGCACGGGCTCGACGAGCAAACAACTCCGACAAGTCAAAACCACTAAGAGCAAATAATTTCCTCGCCCGGTTGGTGTATACCGACGGCAGGGGCAAAGGGGGGCTGCGCAATCCCAAAAAACGCAGACCAATCAATACATTATGCCTACATATACAGCAAAAAAACCAGAAGCGCCGCAGAGCGGCAACAAATACCATGTCGAGCCGGGGGTCTATAAGTGTGAAGTTTTCACAGCGGAGGAGAAGACCAGCAAGCGAAAGCCGGATGGCACAGGCGGAAACCCGATGATTGAGTTGACTCTCAAGGTCATGCTGCCGGATGGCAAGACAGGGCCGGAGATCCGCGACTACCTTGTCTTCACCGCAAAAAGCGGATGGAAGATCGACGCATTCCGTGCCTCCTCGGGCGAGGCGGTGCTCGAGGGCGACGCCGAGCTTACAGCGGAATCCTGCGAAGGCCGCGAGGTCGTTGCCATGATCGGCGACAAGCCGGGGGACAAGGAAGGCATTTACTGGAACTTCATCGAATACTACCTGCACGGCGAAGAGCGTGCCGAGTTCCTCTCGGGCAAGGCAGTGGCTCGACCTGTGGCCAAGCCTGCGGCGAAACCTGCGGCAGTCGCTGACGGAGACGACATCCCGTTCTGACCAATGAGAGGCGTTCTGGAATTCGACCTGCCGGAAGATTCGGCGGAGATGCGTTACGCACAGGCAGGGCTCGACGCCCTGCTGGTGCTCAACGACCTGGACCAAGAGTGCCGGAGCCGTCTCAAGCACGGCGCCGGCGCGTTTGCCGAGCTCGATGAGAGCACCATCGAGCGCATCCGCGAATGGGTGAGAGGCGAGTCGGTGCGGAGGAACCTACCGGAGTTGGAATGAGGCATGATCTGGAACCGGCCAGTCACAGAAGCGTGCAATTTCAATGCTCGCCGATGCATGTGCCTCAAGAAGAAACGCTACGACACAAAAGAAATGGCCGCCGCGAAGTTGGAGAAGCGCATGGCCTCGGAGAAAAACCCACCCGAATACCTGCGAGCCTACCACTGCATTGTCTGTAAGGGCTGGCACTTAACGAAACAGAAAAGATGAGATTATTTATAGGAATAGACCCCGGCATCAACGGCGGCATCGCGTTCATCCCAAGCACCGGAGACCCTTGGGCGCACAAGATGCCTGAAACGGACAAGGATTTGATGGAGCTCCTGCGGGATTCCATCAACATCGCCACGCCGAAAGCGCTCATCGAGCTGGTCCATTCCTCGCCGCAAATGGGTGTGAAGTCGGCGTTTACTTTTGGTGAGGGCTACGGCCGTTTGCAGATGGCACTGACGGCGCTTGGCATCCCCTACGAGCGCATCAGGCCCGCCATGTGGCAGAAGGCGATGGGCTGCCTCACCAAAGGAGACAAGAATGTCTCGAAGAGCAGGGCGCAGGAACTTTTCCCCTCCATAAAGGTCACGCATGCCATTGCGGATGCTCTCCTTATAGCCGAGCACAACCGGAGAACAGCGAAGGAATAGAAATGCAACTCGAACTCTTCGGGAAACTTCCAAACGAGGAAAGGCATCGCTATTGGCGCAGCCGTCTCAAGCAATGGCCGTGCGAAGTTTTTGAGTCGAGGCACCATCCAGACTCAAGCGGATGGGGCATGGCCGCACAAGGCGGAAAGTTTGCCGACTGGCTCTATAAGGCCGGAGCCATGACTGAAATGGAATACCTACGGTGGACGAGATTTGATCGCCGGGTGCAACGCTGGGAACAGAAAAACAATATTTAATGCAATACCCTGAGAAAGAGAGCGCCGTCGTTGGCTACCTGAGCATGTGCGGCTTTGCCGGCGTGCCCAAGTCGGCTGTGGTGGACCCAGAGGCATTCAGCAATGTGCTCAATGGGCTCTACTACGCCGCTGCGCACCGGCTCCACCACGCTGGCAAGGCTGTAGTCGGCACTACGATCCTTGAGGCCATCGAGCGGGAGCCGTATTGGCTGAAGCTCGCCGAGGCCGAGGCAAAGGCCGCCGGGATGGTCTCTTGGCAGGATGGCGTGGTGCTGGCGGATACCTCGCTGGCATTCAACCCAGCGGGCGGCGCCATCATTGCCGAATACTTGGCCGACATTTCCTCCGCCTCAAATACCCGCAAAGCGACCCGAATAGGCCGGAATCTGGCCGATGGCAGCATGCCTGTGGCTGAGGCTCTTGAAGAACTGAAACTCCTGGCGAAGCCGAAGTCGGCCATGGTGGGTGTGGAGATGCACACTTTCGAGCAGCTATGGGAATACAAGGCCGAAGACGACTCCAGCACCTTGGTGGGCAATCGCTGGCTGTGCCGTGGCGGCCAACTCCTGCTACTCGGGCAGTCGGGCATCGGCAAATCCTCCTACACCCTGCAACAAGCGATGACCTGGGCGCTGGGCATGCCGTTCTTTGGAATGAAGCCTAAGCACAAGCTCAAGTGCCTGCTCGTGCAGGCTGAGAACGATATGGGCGACATGGCCGAAGTGGTGCAAGGCGTGATGTCTTATGTCGTCGCGCAAAGTAAGATGACGCAGCGCGAGGCGGTGGATATCCTGCGGGAGAATGTCATCGTGGCTCGCGTCACAGCACAGACCGGCGAAGCATTTATCGAGGTGATCCGCGAGCTGATCGTCAAGCACGGCCCGTTCGATCTGGTCTACGGGGATCCGCTGCTGTCATTCATCGGCGACGATATTTCCCAACAGGCTGTGGCATCGCACTTCCTGCGCGAGCTATGCAACCCGCTGGCCTTCGAGCATGGCTTCGCATGGGTATGGAGTCACCACACCGGTAAACCGCAGAGCGACAGCAAGAGCCGGGCGCATTGGAACGCGAATGACTACGCCTACATCGGCCTTGGCTCATCGGAGCTAACGAACTGGGCACGCGCCATCTGTGTGCTCCAGACCACCAAGCACGAAGGAATTTTCAAGGTTCTTTTGGCAAAGCGTGGCAACCGCGCCGCTGTAGTAGACGAACACGGCCACCCGACCACGGACATCATCATCAAGCACGCTGACAAGGGACTACACTGGGAAGTCGCAGAACTCCCCGAAGAGACCCAAGAAGAGGGCAAGCCACAGGGTAAAGCCGGACGCACGCCAAAGATATCTGCCCTCGATGAGGCTGAGATCGTGGCAAAGCACGCAGTATGGCCACAAGGCGCTCGGGGATTCTATGCCGAAATGACGGCCAAGTATGGCGTGTCCCGCGACACTATCGAACGAATTCTCCGCCGGTCCAAGAAGGCCGAGCAATCACTCAAAGCAGCATGAAAATAAGTGCCGCAGAATTACCGCAGAATTACCGCAGAATAGAAATTATGCGGCACAGGATGACTGCCGCAAAATTAGTGCCGCATAATCCCCCCTTAAAGGGGGGGAATTATTCTGCGGCACTTAATTTTTCGGCGTCGTCATTTCCGTCCTGTAATTGCCGCAAAATAGATTTGTGCGGTAGCACACTATGAACACCCCCAAAAAACAACACGACCCATACATCGGCTGCCAAGCCTGCGGCCGCGAATGGCAAGACCACCCAGGCATCACCCACACCTGCCGACTCGCCACCGATCTGGCGACCTACCTCCGCTGGGCCCTCGATCATGTCGAGCCGCCCGAATACTCCCGCGACATCGGCGAGCAGGAAGTCTACTGGCAATCCGTCGAGGAAGCCCGCCGACTCGTCGTCGAAGCAAGCAATTGGAAAGCACGCCAACCATGAAACCCAAACGATCCGCCAAACCCGAAACGAAACACTCCATCGCAACCAAGCTGGCAGCTGAATTCCATGTCAGCGTTCAGACAGCTACCCAATGGTTCGATGCCGGTTGCCCGATGAACTACGAGGAGGCCAAGGAATGGAAGCTCCAGAGGCGCGCACAGGCCGCGATTAAGTCCGAGATGGGGTCTAAGCCTAATAAGCTCGAGAAAGCGTTAGAACAGGCCGCTGCGTGCGAAGAAACGGTCAACTGGGACGCGATGTCCAGCCAGTTTCGCCAGATGTGCGATATCGTAGCCGATTTCTACCTCATGGGCATGACGGTCTCAGCTATCAACACAAAGCTGGGAGTAAAACCCGCTGTCATCTCCCGCATCATCGCTAACCACCCAGACACTAAAGACAAGGAAGCCCAAGTTGCAGCCTCAAGCTGGAAAGATGTCCGCCGCCTGGCAGTCGATGCCCTCCGCGACAAACTCAACGACCCAACCCAAGTCAGCAAGATGAAAGCCGCCGAGCTCAACTTCGTAGCCGGAACCGCTCAAGACAAGATCCGCGACAGCGAAGGAGGAGCACAGCTCACCATCAACATCAACCAGAAGATCAATGCGTTGTCGTTTGAGGAGCTCATCAACAGCATCCCCAAGAAGGCCGATGACATCGATGGCGAATTCCAGATCGAGACCCCCTCGGGAACCAGTAGCGAGGCGGAGAACCCTCCGTCAAACTTGCCGCTCAGTCTCAATAACGGACCCAAAAACAAGGGAATTACTGACGCGTCCGAGTAAGTCACTGCAAATCAAGACAAGCTCACTATCTATAAGAGGCGTTATCAGAAGTTATTAACCAATAATCGCCCGACAGGGGGGGGGAGGGGGTCGGTCCGCTGGCTCCGCAAAATTACCCCCACTCGTCCAGCTCCCGAAAAATTTTATGAAAAAACAGCAACCTAACAAGCAAGAAACAAAACAAGATCAACCGCCTATGCCTCCTGAGTGGCCGAGAATGGGCAAGGCCGCGCCTGGGAGACAACCGCAGAACCCCCGTGTGTTGAGGGTAGACCTCGACGGCGAAGTCGTGAATGTGCAGGTGCGGTCGAATACCTATTACCGGGCGAACGAGCCGGTCTTGGTGGGAGTGGACGCCGGAGGTGCGTTGGTGGCAGTGAAGCCGAAGACGAATGCGCTGTTGCATGGGGGGTATGAGGGATGACGCCAAACGAAATGCTTTCTATGATTGCGCAGCTACGGCGCGAGCGCGACGAGGCGAGGGAGGTTGCAAGTGGATTAGCAATACAAGAGGAGCGCGTAAATGAGGCTCTAAAAGAACTATCTTCGATACACCAATGGATTGATCGAAATCATCCCGATGGATTTATTGACTCTTTAACCTATTTGCAGAATTTAGAGCGAGTTACGGATAACTGGTATGATCGTTTAGACCGATTAGAAGTTGACGCTAATCGATTTGAGAGAGAGCGCGACGAGGCGCGACATAAACTTGAGCTTTGCATGGCAGCAAATAGCGATGTTGCAAGAATAGCGAAAGAGCGCAACGAGGCTTTGGATCAAGTCAAAGAGCTGATGTATATCGCAGAACGCGCTATCGATTTGGCTGAAATAGACTTTGAGAACGACAAATTTGGAGTCGTCTCTGAGCTTCGGGATGGGGTGGAGCGGATCAAGGAGGGCGCGAAATGAGCGACACACCGGAGACAGACGCAAGTCGTGGATACGCACTTTCCAGCCACTACGGGCGGATTGAGGGGAGCTATCTGCAAATGGATCGTAGCGGGCCGTTTGTTCATGCAGAAGTAGCTCGCAAACTGGAACGCGAGCGCGACGAGGCGAGGGAGATCGCAGGCAGGTTGGCGCATTTTCTGGAGCGCCCAGCTTACTCGGTGGATGAGGCAATCGCCCGAATGGAGGCGTTGAATTCTTACAAGAAGCAAAAAAGCCAATGACCTGCCCGACTTGCCAATCTCCCACCCGCGTCGTCTCCTGCCGTTCTGTTGGCGATGGGTTCATTCGACGCCGCCGGTGCAGCAACGACCACCGTTTCAACACCGCCGAGGTCTCGCACCTCGGCCCCTTCCCCTGGGCGAAGAAAACCGCGACCAAGCCCGCCAAGCCCACCAAGCGCCCCAAACGCACCCACAAGGCCAAGCCTAAGCCCTCGGATTGGCTCACCCGCATCAACGACAAGCTCGCCGCCCTATGACATTCACGCAAACCGCCCACCCTCTGCTGCCATTTATCCCGCCGGAGCTTTTCGTTGCCGACTTTGAGGCGGCGAAGGCCCTGCTTGCCGAGAGGGAACGCCGCATTGGGTTGGAAAAAGAGGATCCGATTCGCTACGGCTACGAGCCCGAGCACTGGACCAAGGCCGAAAAGATCGCCAAACGCTACCGCGACCTGTTGGTGCTGGGCGGCAACCGCTCCGGCAAGTCCACTTGGGCCGGAAAAATGGTGGTTCGCACCCTGCTCGAGAAACCCGCGAGCCGCGTGTGGTGCTTCCAGACCACAAACGACAACAGCATCTCGATGCAGCAGCCGATTGTGTGGAATTTCATGCCCGCCGAGCTGCGAACGGCCAAGCGCAGCAAGATCACCAACATTTCCTACACCCAAAAGAACGGTTTTTCCGAAAATACCGCCGTCCTTCCGAACAAATCGCAGGTCTGGTTCCGCAATTACGCCCAGGACATCACGACAATCGAGGGTGGTGAGATAGATTTAGCCTGGTGCGACGAATTATGTCCCCTTGAGTGGCTTGAAACAATCCGATTCCGCCTTCTCGACCGAAACGGCATCCTCCTCGTCACCTTTACCCCCATCGAAGGCTACTCGCCCACGGTAAAAAACTACCTGCAAGGCGCCAAGACGCTCGAGGAGTGCGATGCCGAGCTTTTGCCGAGAAAAAGCGGCAAGGGATTTGAAAAAGTCCCCGTCGTGCAGGAATGCGTCACCCGGCACGCCGGCATCATCTATTTTCAGACCAAAAACAACCCATGGGCAGGCTACGGCCGCATGAAGACCGAGCTCGCCAAGCAACCCCGCGAAAAAATCCTCTGCCGCGCCTACGGCGTCCCCGTCAAGGCCGCCGCGACGCGCTTTCCCCGCTTCCGTGAGTCGGTGCATGTCGTCAAGGCCGACCAGATTCCCCAGGAAGGCACGAACTACCTCTTCTGCGACCCCGCGGGAGGGAAAAACTGGTTCATGCTCTGGATCCGAGTGGACGCCGCCGATCGGGCGTGGGTTTACCGCGAGTGGCCGCAGACCGACACCTACATCGAGGGCGTCGGCTACGCCGGACCGTGGGCGATCAGCAGCGGCAAGAAAGCCGACGGCGAAGCCGGTGAGGGGCAGAAATCCTTCGGCTTTGGCCTGCTCGCCTACAAGGCCGAAATCGAGCGCATGGAAGCCCTCGATGGGGTCAAGATTTTTGAGCGCTGGATAGACTCGAGGTATGCGAACACCACCGTCGCCGGCACCCGCGAGCAATCCACCACGCTCCTCGAGGAGCTCGAAGATGTCGGCATGTCCTTCCGATCCTGCCCTGGCGAAAACATCGAAGAAGGCGTCGGCCTCATCAACAACGCATTGTTTTATGACGAAGAAAACCCAATCGACCACACGAATGCCCCTCGGCTCTATATCTCCGAGGCATGCACCAACACCATCTGGGCCCTCAAGGAGTGGACCGGATCCGACGGCCAGAAAGGCGCCAGCAAAGACCCCATCGACTGCCTCCGCTACCTCCTCACTTCTGGAGTCGGCAATGTGGAAGGAGGTCGGCTCAATGTCACCGGAGGAGGTGCCTATTAAACGCCGCACGCTGCGCAAGCGCGATGTCATGGACCTCCTCGGCATTTCGGAGCGCACCTACAAGACCTACATCGAGGTTGGCCTCCTGCACCCGATCCCCGCGCCCCGGCAGAAACGCCACACCTTCAGCCTCCCCGCCATCATCAAAAAATTCCAACTCGCCTGACCCTATGTTCAACCTAAAAAAACCCACCACCCGCTACATCCTCCCCGACCGGCTCGACGACGACGACATGACGACCGCGCTCTGCATGCCCGGAACCAAGCCACTCGTCGTGCAGGCTGTGTTGCAAGTCCTCCGCGACCACATCGACGACTCCGTCGAATTGGTCGGAAGCATCAAGCTTGCCACCGAGCACGGCCAGCTCGCCCACTGCGCCGGCGCCCTCGACGCCCTGCGCGGCCTCGAGTCCGACCTCCTCCAACGCATCGACGAAGCGAGCAAGAAAATGTAGAAAACTTTCCGGCGGTCACTGAGGGCATGCCGTCTCGCCGTTCCCAAGGGGTAAGCGAGGCGACCATGAGCGACCTGAGCCGTCGGACCTTTTTCAGCCAAGCGAACCGTTAAGTAATCCTTAGCGGTTCGCTTTTTTCTGCCGTTATAGGTCGGTCGATGCCTGTTTCTGCCGCTCTGGGTGCGGCTCTATAGATTTCCAGAATTCTGTCGTCATTCTGAATTTCAACGAGCCCCTGTGCCGCTCGACCCAAAAGGCGCTGACCCACTTGGTTGGATTACCATGACGACAGACACACAAGACACCCCACTACAGCTCTCCGACATTGCGGCCGAAATCGGCTTCGATCTCGAGGAGATAACCCCGCAGGAACAACCCGCCGCCGAGGAGACCGAAGCCGCGCCAGAAGCGCAGCCAGAGGCCACCGACACGGAGGATGCCTCAGCGGAAACTGATCTTTCACCAGATACCGACGAAAAGTCTGACGACGACAGCGACGCCGAGTCCGAAGAGGACAAAGACGACGCCGAGCCCGAAGAGGAAAAGAACCCCGTCCCCGAGAAGCTCCTCAAGCGCATCGACAAAATCACGGCCAAGCGCCGCGAGGCTGAAGAACGCGCCGAGACCCTCGAGAGCGAGGTCAGCGAGCTGCGAGCCAAACTCGACGCCACCGTTCCCATCCAGATCACGCCCACAGCGAGCGACCCGCTCGCCGATGTGGAAACGCCCGAGCAACTCGAAGACCGAGTTGCCACCGCGAAGAAAATCCGCGCCTGGGCGATCAAGAATTTGGAAGGCGGCACCGTCCAGAATGCCGCCGGCGAGGATGTCTACTACGAGCCCTCCCAGGTTCGTGAATACCTCGCCACCGCCGACGAGCTCCTCACCGAGCACGCCCCCAAGCGCAAGGAATGGATCTCGCAGCGCGGTGCCGTCATGCAAGAAGCCAAGGCCGTCTACCCGGCCCTCTTCAAAGCAGGCACCCCCGAGCACGAAAGCCTCGTAGCCACGCTCAAAGCGCACCCCTACCTCAAAGGTCTGCCTCAACTCGAGAT